GATCTGCTGGAAGCGAGCCACGGTTACCCGGACCATGCCGCCGGGTGCCTGGGTCGAATGGCCGAACTCCAGCGGAATCGCATAGGGCAAGTTGTTGATGATGTAGGCCATCTGGCCAGCGGTGAAGTCGCTCATTGCGGCGACCAACGCGGCAGTGGTTTCGGCGCCGCTCGGGTCTACCTCGTCAAAGGTGACGCTTTCGACCACACCGAGGGAAATATGCCAGTTCGCACGGAACCGGCCGCCGACGTAACCTTCGGGCGCCTTGAGGTCCATGCCGTCGTTGAGCTTGCGGCCTTTCTTGAGCCTGCCGCCCTTGGTGACGTTGGTCGGATCGCTGCGCAGCGCGCTGTTGTGTTCGTCGACGGCCTTGTTGTACTGGGTCGCGACTGCGTTCTGAGCCCAGACCTCCGGGTTGCCCACGGGAGACATGCGAATCAGGCTGCTGCCTACCTCTATGATGATCTCGCGCACGCTGGCGTCGATGGCTTCGCTTGTCTGCGCGGCAAACTCGGCAAGGCTCAGAGCGAAGCTGCCGGACTGACCAGCGCCTGCGCGGCTCATGCCCTCACCTGGAGTTCATAAAGGATCGGCGTCCCGGCGGGATTCACCTCTTTCAACGGAGGGACGATTGACCAAGTGCGTCCTTGGATGATCACTTTGTTTAGCAGGTCTGGCACCCAGGCCAAACCCTGCACGGCAATCTTCAATTTCTTATCGCCCTGCTTGATGAGGCTGTTGTTCTGGAATTCCTGACCGGTGAAGTCGAGCAGGATGCCTTGCGCGGTCTGCTCGATGGTGGCGCCTGGCGATTCGCCGCCCGTCTCCGGGTCATACTCGCCCGGCTCCGTCTTACTGATGGTCACGGCCTGGCCGAACTCCGTGATCATCTCCAGAGTCATCACGGTCATTTCTTCGTAGAAGGTCATCTGAGTCTCTTGAAAAAAAAGATTTGTGCACCAATATCCCCTTCACAAAACCACGCAGGAGATTCAAATGAGCGACGATACTTTTAACAACGGAATCACGCGTGAGGAGGGGCTTGAACGCTGGAGGTACCGGGTTCGAAATCACATGTCGGCGAAAAAGGTCGCCGTTCCCCTTTATCCAGAAGCCCTAAAAAAAATGATCGCCAACGCCGGCATAGATCAGATCGTGGATGAGATTTTGGATGATCCGAGAACTAAAGACGAAGTGGTGCCGGAATGGGTCGATCGCGAACTGATTGCGGCCGCAGTTGAAAGCCTGCTCTGGGATCCCGTCCTCACGAGCGAATAGCAAATAACCCCCGCTTTAACAGGTAATCAGCAAACTGCGTGGCGCTCGGCCGATCCGGCGCCGCCGGCAATAGTCGGCCGCTAGTGTTCGGGATCGTCGCGTACTCGCGAGTTACCGCGCCCTCGACACGCTCCAGCGTAACAGCGCCTTTGCGCTTCTCGATCGGGTCGACGTCGTCGGTGTGGATCTCGGCAGCCAAAGCCATCTGCCCGTACTGGATTCGTGCTGGCAGGTAGTTGTCGGGCTTGAGCTCGTAATCCAGTTCGACGGCGCGGCGCGGCCAGGACAAGGCCTGGTCACTTTTGGACTTTCGCCCCTTCCACGTCATGCCGTCCATTGCCAGCGCGGCCCGGCGCAGCAGCGCTTCCTGTACTGGCACTTCTGCCGGGATGGTCACGCCGAACTTCACAGCGTACATGGCCAGCTCCTCGGCGGATGCGTAGCTTTCGGCGTCAGGCTTGCCGGTACCGTCCTCAATGATGAGAGTCATGAATCAGCTCGCTGTGGTGTTCTGGATCGGGCGCCGCGTTGACGGCGGCCCGGATTGTTACGCCTGCTGAAGATCAGCAACTGCCTTTTCCAGCGATTCTACCGAAGCATTCGCCCGATACGTCACGTTGGCAGCGTCGAGCTGCGATTTGAGGTTGGCGATCTTCTCGGCATTGTCGGCCGACTCTGCTACCGCCTTGAGACGTTCGACTTCAGCGCGGAGCAATTCAACATCACCCGCCAAGTTGTCACGTTCACCCGTGAGGGTTTCGAAACCTTCATGAATGGCTTTCAGCACACCGAACAATCGGATCGGCAGTTCGCCGGCGCCCGGGTGTTCCAGTTCGGACAGACCTTCGGCAGCCTCGATCAGCAACACGATGCCGTCACGCTCAGCGCGGAGCATGTCGTTGTCCTGCTCCAGGCTTGCGATGGTGTCGGCACGATCCGAATTAACCGATTCGCTGATCAAAGGCTTCAACACCGAGACTTCGACGCCCTGCGCCTCATAGGCGTCGACCACCTTCGGCCAGTCGCCAATCACGACCGCATGGGTCACACCCGCTTCAGGCCGATCAAAGTGCGCTGGATTGCGGTAACGCTTTTCCGGATCGAAGTCCGAGTTCTGAGTGGAGTAAACCAGTTCCATAAAAGTCTCCGTAGCGGCCATCGCTGGCCGTTGTCAGGGCCAGTATCAGCCGCCGGCTGGTGGCGTGGTGGTCAGGGTGATCAGCACACCAGCAGTCACCTTATTGCTGTTGGAGTGCTTGACCCAGTTCGCAGCCGAACCCACGGCGGCAAGCGTTGGGTTTGCGCCGCCACCGGTTTCCTTCCAGCTGTAGCCGAGAACATCGATGTTAACGGTGCCTTCAGCGCGGTAGCCGATACCCAGGTTCTCTTCATCGTTCACCGCGTACGAACGGAAGCCGGGCGCTTGAGATTCAGTGATCACCACAGCGTTTGGCAGGAGGCCGAAAATCACATCTGCAGGCGCGGTGTCGGTGACCAACACCGGTTTGCCGAGAGTGCCTGGCAGACCGCCGTAGATGACGACGCCCGCCTCTTCGTAGACCTTGTTTGCGATCGCCTCGTCGACAATGTCGAAGTAAGCACTGGAGTGCATGACCCACAGCGCGATGCGGCCGAACTTGTCACCGAACTTGCGCATGCCGCGGGTCAGGGTCTTCTTGCCGTCGGTCTCGATGTTGGCAGAAACCACCATGTCTGCGTTGGAGCTGATCGAAGCGCGCAGCGCAGCAGTGGCGTACTGGATGAAGCCTTCCAGAGTGGCGTCAGCAACGTCGGCGCCGATGATCTGGGAGAACTCATCTACCGGACGGCCGCGGCGCTTGAAAGCTTCTTCAGTGGTCTGGTACGGGCCGTACTTCCACGGCGCCTTGACGCCAACGGCTTCGCCCGCACCGATCTTCTTCGCGGTCACCTTGCCGGTAGAGTTGACGTCGCGATGCTCCAGCGAGCCGCCGATCTTGTAGAACGAGCGCTTGCGGAAGTCGCCTTCGATCAGCTCGTTGTCGAGAACGATCGCGCCATTGGACGATGCGTTAAACACATCGAGGTTGTCCTGGACACGCTCCAGGTATGCGGTTTGCGCCTCATCGTTGTAGATGATCAGGTCACTGTTCACAGTCGTTGCCATGGGTGAATCCCCTTACTTGGGCAATTGCAGGTATGCGGTTTGGCCGTGCTTGCGCTGGTAGTCGCGCTTTTGCTCGGCAGTCATTTCGGAGCGCTTGAATGCAGCCTGGCCGCCACCCCCGCCCGGGGCTTGTGTGCCTGAAGCCCTTGGCCACAGGTGAGGTGCGCTTTCGCGCAGAGATTCCGCCCATTCGAGCGGAGTCAGAGGGGTCTTGCCGTCTTTGCCGAGGATGACCTGGCCGGATTCATCAACGGCGACCGCTTCGCCCTCTTCGTTCAACGAGAACACGCCTTTGGCGCGCAAGATGATGTCGTCGGTTGCTTCAGGAAGTGCGCCGGCCTTGAGTGCAGCGCCGCGTACCGAATCGCCCAGGACTTTGCCTTGGAACTTGGCGGCGAATGCCTCGGCCTTTTCGGCCCGCGCGGTGAGCGCCTTCAACTGCTTGTCGTTGTCGGCACGCAGCCGCTCAGTGCGGCGGTTGAAAACTTCGTCCACCTTGCCCTCAGTCAGCAGCTTGGTTTCTTCGTCTTGGCCAGCCCGGCTGAGCAAGCCTTTGACGGCGTCAATGTCGATTCCCTCGAACTGCGTTTCGAACTGGGTCAGCTTGCCGGTGGTGTCTTTCAGTTTGCCCAGCAGCTCCGTGTTCTTGGTTTTCAAACCCGAAACGGAGGCTTCAACGGCAGTCGCGATAGCAGCCTTGATTGCGGGATTGTCCAGGTCGATTTCGTTTTCTTCTGCCACGTTGATGCACCCCTTGGGTATGTGTCGCCCGCTTTGCAGGCGTAAAAAAACCGCCGAGGCGGTGGGAATTTGAAAACTGGCCGTTAGGCTGTATGAGCTGCCCTAGAGAGCAGACCTTTTTAGCAATGGGAAAAAAATGAGACGTGTATTTCGTATTAATGCAAGCAACGCCGCTAATGAAAAAACCCGAGCCTTTGAAGTTATATATGCGGCAGTTATCACGGGTTTGGTCGCAGCCGCCGGAGCAGGGCTTACGTGGTTTGCCAGTCACGAATCAACTAAGCAGGCCGTAGCTCAGAGCTGTATCCAAAGAATCGACAATCAAGAAATGAAAATCCGAGAAAAAACCGAAGCCTTCTTGGGAAACATTGCAGATCTCATAAGTCGTGGGTCTAACAAGAAGCTGTCATTTGACGAGTCGAGACCTGACGCAGAAAAAGTGATTCGCTCGGGATTTGAGCTAATCGCATATGCTCCGCCGGACATGGCCCATTCAGCTCTAAAGGTGACAATTGCGGTAAAAGCAATGCTTGATGTGGAAAGCAAAGCAGATGTCGATTTGGTCGCACTGCAAAGCAAAAATGCCATGACCGAATGGCCGAATCAGTTCTTCAAGCTCATGGACAACTTCCGTGACCAGAAGGCCAAATGCCAAGAGTGAAACACTCATAAAAGTGACGCTTTTTGGAATGCCAAAGGCTCCAGAAGCTTCATCTGCGCTAGCGTCAGCGGGGCGAAGTTGCGATCCAGTTGCAACTCCGCGAAGCGTTCGACGCTCAGTCCGCCCTCGCGAAAAAGCTTCGCCCGCACCGGTCCGATTGCCACATCCTGAAACGACGTTGGCTGTTGCTGAAGCCAATGGTAATAGTCGAGACTCGCACTGACCTGCCCTGCTCCATCTGCGCCCACGGAAGCCCGGGTAGCGCCCTTGGCGAACATCTCACTGAGCCTGGTCAGTAGGACGAACGTTGTGCGGCAATTCGGGTGAAACGGTGGCCGCGGGCCTAAGTCGACCGGAAACCGTCGCTTATCCATTGATCGACACTGCTGACTGGTCTTGCTGTCCAGCGTGGCGACCATCTCAATCTCGGACACGATGTCCGTGTTGGCCTTGGCCACCTCCACTCGCGCCTGCGACGACACATGCTGAATCGCTGTGTGCACCACCGTGCTGGCATTGCGGTTGGTGGTGGCGAGAATGCCGTCCTTGTAGCCCGCCGCCTTGGTGCCGCGAATGTTTCGGATGATCTGGAAGTTCGTCTGCCCTTCGAAGAAGCCCTGCCGGATGGTGCCGGTGACACGCTCGCGCTCGGCACTGGTCCAGCCCTTGATAAACGACTTCAGCAGCTTACCGCCGCCGGTGCCGCGCACACTGAGGGGGTTGGTCAGCACTGCGGTTCGGATAGCCGCTGCCGTTGGCGCGACCACATCCAATGACACACCAACCGGCGCCGACCGGGCCAGGCTCGACGCTTCAAACTCAGCCTCGTAGTTGGCGATGTCGATCAGGTCAAGGTTCAGTTGCGCGCTGTAGCGGTTGAAGATGCCCAGCAGCAAGCTGTCGACCTCCTTCAGCAGCGCTTCCAGCCGTCTCACGTTGTACTCGGTCAAATCCGACTGGGTGAGCCGGTCCCGGATTGAACGGTCGATCTCCTTCAGAAAGGGCGCAAACTTGCCGACCTCCCCAGCCTTCAGCTTTTCGAGGAAGACCGCGTGCCGGATCGTGGCGTCAAGGATTGCTTGGTTTGCCGCCATCTATTTTGTCCTCGTCTTCCAAGCCCAAGCCGTCGCCCTGCTCTGCCAGCTCGCCATCGATTTGCTGGTCTGTGCGTTCTGGCGCGATCAGGCCCAACTTGCGCAGGTACGCTCGAAGGTCCGCTTTGGCGAAGCCGCCGTTCTGCCAGAGTCCAACCAACGCTGTGATCATCTGCGGATCAGCCGTCAGCTCCACGAATTCCTGGTTGATCTGATAAGCGACCTTCGCGTCATCGACGCCCATGTAAGTGCAGCACCACATGATCGCCCGGGTGTAGGCCTCACTGACGTTGGCCACGCAGCCGGCGAGCACCGATGTCGATGCCGATTGATCACCACGGGCTTCGGTTGCCGTTTTCGACGAGAGGGAAGCCACGACCATTCGTGCGCCCAGCTCGATCATCATCTGGTTCTTGTCAGCCATGGCCTCCTTCACCAGCGTGTTCGGCAGTGGCTGGGCATAACCGAAGGCGCCACCTGCTGGCAGCATCATGGGCGCGCGGGAGCCGACGTAAACGCCGTTCTTCTCCATCCAGTCGCGCCACTGCTCATCCAGACCGGAAATCCAAGGCTGGGCTTGGCCGCACCAGAAGACACTGTCTTCGTAATCAGCGCTGTTCCGGTAGTGGCCCAGGTTGATCATTGCAATGTCGTATAGCGGCGACTCGTCAATGCTCGGGTCGTTGTTCTGTGCGCCGACAAAGGTGAATGGAATCTCCTTCAGCCGACCGCCAGCGCCCGAAGGCCGAAATTCCTCAGTAACCGCCAGAGGACCGCCATTCCCAGGACCTGAGCGTCGCCAGACCCTGCAAACGAACCCGTCTTCTTCCAGCGCCAGTTCCCGGTACTGCTCGACCGTCTTGAAACCGAAGCCATCGGGGATTTCGGGAGACTCCTTAAGCACCACTAGGGTCAGTACGCTGTGACCGTTCACCATGCCAGTGCGCCAGTTGATGATCTCCTCGGCGCAGTAGGTGAGGATCACAGCATGCCCGCCGATGCCGTCGTCTTGGTGGTAGTCGACATACAGGCCGTGCCGTCCAGCCTCAAGCACCTTTTCCAGCGTGCCTTGCGAGTGCTGGTAGATGCTCACGCCGGAGCCGTTAGCATTGTCCTGCAGATACTCCAGTTTCTTCGCAACAACCAGAGTCGGGTCTTTGTGGAAAGCCAGACCGAGCAAACCATTCCGGGTATGGCCAGTGGCGTTCTTGAACACCGCACGCTCGCGATAGGCTCGATTCCGGTCCTGATTCTCCGGCGACTTGTCGTGTGCATTGATATACGGCAGCCGATCGACGACCCGGTGCTGGCCCGCGCATACGTCGCGGACGGTTGCCCAGCGATCCAGCACTGCTATGTATTCCGCCCGCTTGAAGGAGACGTCGTTGCTCATCGGGCGTATCCCATTTTGATAGCGGTGACCGGTTTGATGATCGGGTACTCGCGGTGAATGAAGTAACCGCCGCCGTCGTTGGCGTGGTCGTTTCCTTGGCTCTTGTCTGGCTCGCCGTTGGGCGCCCAAATTTGCTGTTCTAGGCCGTCGGCGTATGTCGGGCATGTAAACGGGTTGACCAGGTAACGCCGCTCGCCCTGTGCATTGCAGAACATAGCGTTCATTGCGTTGATTCGGTCCTTCACCGGTGGGTTGGCCGCCGGCGCGATGACCGTGAAGCCTGCCTGCTTGAGCATGGCGATATCGGTGAGGCTGGCATTTACTGACTTGCGCGAATCGCCAGAGGCGTCGGGGTAGATCCGGATCTCGCAGGTCTTCTTGTAGTCGTTGCCGGTGTGTTCCCAGTACCGTTCTTTGATGCGGCGGATCATGTCCGGCGTGTCGTAGCCATCCATCAACTCGTCCACGGCGCGCGGTAGGCCCTGATCACGTTTGACGTGTGTGATCGCGGCCATCTTGCCGACGTTGAAGTCCATGCCGATGAACAGCGGCTCGCCGGGCTGCACAGTGTCGAAGCACTGGTTCAGCTTGCGGTCGTAGGCGTGGTAGATCGATCCAGACGCCAGGTTGACGAACTGGCCATTCAGGTACGCGCGGATCAGTTGCTCGGGGTATGACTCCATCAACGAAGCGATGTAGTCGTCCGGAAGGTTCAGCTCGTTGTCGAAGGTGCTGGCCTGGATCAGCCCATACATTTCCTTCAGCGCCGGCTTGTCGCGCAACTGCTTCACGAACTGCAGGAACACGAACTTGAAGCCTTCCGGCGTCGTGGTCACGTCTACGCCGTTCTTCAAGCCCGGCAGGTTGTAACGCATCCGAGCAATAATCTTGCGCCAGGCCTGCTGCGCTTTGATCGACGTCAGCACGTCCAGCTCATCGACCAATGCGTGACCGATCTTGAAGCCGACGATTGTTTGCGGCTTCTCCATCGACCGGCAAATCACAGTGCCGCGATACTGCCGGCCGCTGTAAATGTGAACCTCATGGTTAGCCTGGTTGATCTTGGTCTTCAGCCCCCAGTCGTAAGCCACTTCCTCCATCGTGGGATAGAAGATGTCTCGAATCTGCGGGTAAGTCGGAGCGAAGTAACCGGCGTTGACGCCAGGCCACTCCATGAAATGCTTGCTCAGCGCCGAGCATCCGACCCAGGTCTTTCCGGAGCCGAATCCAGCAACAAAGGCGCGAAACTTGTGAGGCAACAGGAGGAACTGCGACTGCGGAACGTTAAGGCTCGGCATTCGGTTTCCTCGCATCCACTACGTCGACCTGAATGCGCGTCGGGATCGCCGGTTCGTCGTCAGGCTCGTCCTTCCGGTTGCGATTAACGTAGACGTCGCCGACTTCCTTGGCGGCCTGCTCGAGGATCTGCATGGCCAGGCCGATGTTCTTCATCGTTTCGGCCTTCTCCACAAACCGGTTCATCGCACGAAGGCGGAACGCTCGGTTCGCAATCGGGATTTCGGCCGTCTCTTCGCGGAAGCGCTTGCGGGCATCTTCAAACATCGTCACCCAACGCTTGGCCAGGCCTTTCCCTGATGTCTTTGTCGGGTCGTGTGTCTCCACCTGTTGGCGGGTCACCGATATCCCGTATTCCTTTTGGACGGCTTCAACAACCTGTGAAGGCGTGTCGAAGCACGCCAAGGCCTGAACGATAAAGGCCTTCACGTCGTTTTGAAGGGCTGCCATAGATTTTCATCCGTCCAGAGCCTGTCCAGAATCAGGCCGACTTGAGCAGACAGGTTCCGCAGGCCCTCGATATGTTCATTTTCCCTACCTCGGCAGGATTGTTTGCAGCGTCCACCATTTCTTGAACTGCCGGGCTTGCACCGTAGCGCCGGACCACACCGACGAACTCTTCAACGTCGTGTCCGCGCATCTCAAGCTTGGGCAATCCCTCCTGGGTGAATGCTGGCTGGCCATACTTATCCGTCGCCTGGGCGATGTGATACAGCTCGTGCTCAACCAGAGCGCAGAAGTCTGCGTCGGAACACTGGGCGCAGTAGTCGGCAGCCAGAGTGATGATGTAGGCCGGCACATCGCCGAACCAATCCAGCATCTGCTGTTCCATCCGGGCCTTCTGCCAGCCACCAGCGCGGAACGCTACCTGTTCGGCCTGGCCTACCACCGTACGCCCCTTCTTCGTGAAGGCAGCAGACGCCCACATGACTCTCACGTCCGCATCGATCAGATGGGCATGGTCTTCATTGTGGATGCTGCCGGTGTCGGCGAGGATCTCGGCTTGGAGCCATTCCCATACTTCCGGTGCCGGAGTCAGTCGGATGCCGAAATCGGACAGCTCAGACAGCTCAAGCAATGACGCTGGCGGGTATGGCCTGTCCACGGATCACCTTGAGCTTGAATTAGTGGCTCGTAGCCGGTATTGGTGACGATCAACTCAACAGCAAGGAAAGCAACATGTCTGACTTATTCAAAGACCTGACCAAAAGAAACATGAGCGGAGTAGGCTCCCCAGAAGTTACTCGAGAAGCAGCTGTGGCTGCGGCACTCGTATTGATCAACTCCAAGGTTGGCAACTCGCCTGAGCGCGGCGGCATTCTGCAAGAGGAAATGGGGCGCCTCTCTACCTATGCAGACCAGATCCAAGAAGCGCTGAAAGTGAAGTGATCCATCCGTGCCGCACTCACCTGCGGCACACCTACCCTTCCCCGACATCAAGCAGCACATCAATCAGCTTCTGCTCACCCAGACGCATCGCACCCAGGCATTGCAGGTCGTCGCACTTGGGACCAAGTCCAAACACAGTCACCTGCCCTTTCGGGCCGATCAGGGTCAACGCGCCTACAGTGCATTCCGGATGGACACCAGCATCGAGGTCGTCAGCGATCTTGCGCAGGATCTTCGCGGCGTCGCGCCATCCCTCGCGCTTGAAGTCGATGAGCTTGGCGGTCATGCGGTTACCTTCTGCAGCCACTCTTCAATGATGCGCTGCACTACCGACTCGGTGAGGATGGTGGAAGGCTGCTTGCCGTCGATCACTGACTGGATCAGCGCGCGCGGAATGGCATGGGCGCCGTCACTGGCCACCACCATCAGGTGCGGGCGCTGGTCCGAAAGATGGTGAATCTCGGCCGACTTGAAAACTGTGCATCGCACACAGTGCCCGCAACCTGTGCCGAGTTTCATGTCACCGCGGCAGGTTGGGATGGTATGTCCGTTACTCATGGCTCTCTCCTTTTAGTGTCGCGACACAATTTGCACTCTCGCAAAACGTGTCGCGACCTACTTGCTCTGACTGCGCTTGATCTGCGCGTCCACCTGGTCTGCGCAAGTGTCGAGCAGGTTGATGGCTTGGTTCTTCAGCTCCCACAGCTGGCCATTGTCGGCGAGGTCTTCATCAGCTACCCGCTCACAAGGCACCAGTTCAGGGGGCTCGACTCTTACTGCCGTTGTCTTTGTTACCAATGGCGGCTTTGCCGCGCAGGCCGTCAGGCAGAGGCTGAGCAGCCCAATCACGAACAGGCTTGCTGTTGCGCTTGAGTTCTTCAAAGTTCTTCTCCGCCTTTTTGGCTTTGGCCTGACTGGCCTGCAACCGCTTGTTCAGGTCTTTCTGGTACTCGGCGTTGCGCTGGGCTTCGGCACGCAGCGTGGTGATCGTGGCCTGGCTTTCGAGGTTGGCGTCAACCGCCTTCTTCTTCTCGCTGGCTTCGAATGCCACCTCCCCGCGAAGAGCCACGACGCGCGACTGTTGAATCCCTATGAGGAGCAGGCCGACCAGGGCGATGATGATTGCAGCAGCGAAGGCCTTCATGCGGCATCCGCCTTGCGACCGAGGAAGCGGGTCACCAGCTCGCGAATGGCTGTCACGCCAAGGAAGCCGATCGTGCCGCCGGCAGCGACCGACAAACTGGAAGGCCAGGCCATCCACTCAATAAGACTCGACGCGACCAAGCTCAGCGATCCACAGATCAGCGCCTCGAACACAATCCGGCGCTTACTGGTTTCCTTCGCGTCATACATGACCCGAAGCAACGATACGGTGATGGACATGATCACGCCCTGCCAGAGCGGATTGCTCAACGCCAGCCAGATCTTGGCCCATGTGTCTGGCTTGTCAGGCATGTTTGGCATCCGGGTTGCCTCCCCCTTGGGGAGATTGATAGATCCGGCGTCCGCTGCACTCCCAGCTCGGGGCTATGGGTGTGGGGAGCCGAAAACGAAAAGACCCGCTAGATGCGGGTCATGGCTTGCGGCTAGTATCGAAATTCCACTCTCGAAAAAGCCACAAAAGGAATTGGTATGAGCAAATACAAACCCGTTCACTTGAACTGCGGGAACATCAACCAATGGCCACACTGGAACCTGATCGCAACGATCATGCTGCCAGCCGGAACAACAACGACTTATCATCCCGCGATCCCAGACAACGCTGACGATCTGACACTGGCTCAGTTAAAGGCCTACGCCCTTGCCGAGTTCGAAAAGGCCAACGGCTGATTCGACTTTCTGAAGCCGCTGCTCAAGCAATGGCGCGGCGGCATCGGATTCACCCTTTGCCGCCAGTATCTCGAGTTTGATTCCTCGAATCTCAACGAGGATCTCGTTTACGGAAGACTCAAGGCTCGTAAGCCGATTTTCAATATCAGCCATCTCAACCTCCAGAAACGAAAAAGCCCCAGCGAATGCTGAGGCCCTGAATAGGTGCGCTCGTCTTTCCGAGCTGTCGGCCAAAGACCATCCCAGCGTCGACGCCCCAATGCATTGAGCTCGCTGATCCAGTCTCGCGCCACCCTGCAGCAGATGGTGAGGTCAGGGCGCGTGGGCTGCCGGTATTGATTCCGTACGTCGCACTATCCGGCTATCGACGTCCAGGTCTTCCCGAAGACTGTCCTGGCTACAGGTGAATCTGGGACATAAAAAAGCCCAGCTCTATGGCTGGGCTAAGTAACGAAATGTCCTGTTGGATCTATCGGCTGTTACGCCGGTACAAATAGGTGAGCCCAATAGGCGCCAGAAAAATCGACACACACCAGCAAATCATAATGGTGAGAATTTGTAGGTACATCATCAGCGAAGAATTCAAGCCAAACTCTTTATTTCCAACTAGGAATTCGAAGGCTCTTTCGTAAACGAATCGGGAGTATGGGTATACAAGGGTGCTAACCACACACAGGACTGTCAATACGGGCTTATCCATAAGACTGAAGGAGCTGCTAGCTACGACGGACAGAATCATGAGCGGAGGCAGCGAACCGAAAAAAAGCTGGCGTAGGTAATAACTCGCGCTTAAGCCACCGAAAGCTTTAGAAAAAAATGATTGCGTACGATCCCTTCGTTTTGCCAATTCCTGCTCTCCACTGCCAATCAGCACCAATCTATATGAAAGTGACCATTCGGGAGCAATAAAAACCCGGCGCTTGGCCGGGTGGTGTGAAGAGTGTGCTTTGGATAGAGCCTATTTCGCGCCGCCATTATCGCGGCCCGTCTGGGCGTCTTGGTCAGATCCGGGGTTTCCAGGTGGTGGATTCCAATCTTCTGGTCTCTCGTCAGCGCCCTGCTTTGGCTCAGATTCAGCCTGCTCAAGACCGGAATCATGACCTTCGCCAGATTCGGGTGCTTTCTCGCTTGGCCCGGGATATGGGGCTTCAGGGCCGTTGTTGTCGTCAATCATCACTCTCTCCCGTCAGTGGCGCAGGGTCTGCGCATACAACTGAGAGGAGCTGCTGAAACAGGGAGTGCGATCAGCTCGACGAGCGGGCATGAAAAAGCCCCGTTCAAAGACGAGGCTTTTCTGTGTCAATCCCTAACGCGCAAGATCGACAGGATGGGTAAATATTCTCTCACTTTCTCACTCATTGCAATGGCTTTTTGCTACGCCGCGCAACTTTCGATTAAACCCTCCGCATCAAGCAGTTCCTGCGCCGATGTGAGCGCCTCATTCACCTGATTATCCAGCGCCTTTCGGATCGAAGATCTCCACCGGTACCGGGTTGATTCAGGCTTGCCGTCGTTGTCCCAGTTAGTGATGTCATACCAGGCGGCAGGCAGCACCGCAGATGAGCGCTTCCCGTCAATGCCGCCAACCTGCGGTAATGCCCAGGTCAGCACTGCGCACTCACGGAACCGTTGCGGCGCCGGCGACTTCACGGAACTCAGCAGCTCAAGGATCGCGCTGTGCTTGCGCTCTTCATGCGTTGAATACTTCGCTACCAATGCGCGCCAATGCGCCGGAGTAAGCGCTTTGTGCAGACGACCGAACACCCAGCAGTCTTGGAGCAGCGCGGCTTCTTTGCCGACGATCTCCCCTTTCTGCTTGGCACACTGCACCTTGGGCTCAAAGTCACAGCCCCCAGCCGAGCTGATTGTCTCGGCGGCCAGCGCGCGGACTACGGCGGAAATCACGTTGCGATAGGTCATGCTGCAGCCCTCTTCAGTTCGCGGGTCTTGGCCCGGTATCCGGCCTTGATGGTTTTGATTTCGTCGACGGTGAATTTGCGCGGCTCATGAGGCCCTTCCAACCAAGCAACGATTTCGGCGCCGATGCGCTGCACCAGCCGGATGCGATACTCGACCGCGTTACCGGACAGGTTGCGGTTGCACTTCACGCACTGGCGGTGGATGTTCAGGGGTTCGAAGCGCAGCTCAGGACAGGCACCGACGGATCGGTAGTGGCCGGCGTCCCAGCGACTACCGGTCATGAGGTCGTTGTCGTTCGGCATCGAGTCGCAGCTGATGCATGGCAGTTGCGCGTCCCGCAGGCGGACGTATTCGTTCACCGCTGCTTGGGCTTCGCGCAGGTGATCCGCCCTGCTCTTCAGCTTCTCCTTGCGTACCTGGATCTCAAGGCGGTCGCGCTGGGCGATGGCCTTCCGGGCTTTCTCCATGTGGCGCGGCGCATCAATCGCCGCGCAGGCCGGACTGCAAACCGCCTGCCCCATCCGCGACGGGACGAATGAGGCCCTGCAAGCAGCGACTCGGCATTTCTTCGGTTTGGGCTGCTTCCGTTCAATTGTCATGCGGCCTCCTGGCTCAGCAGATCATCGAAGTAAACGCCCTGCGGTGCGAAGCGCGCGACAATGCGATCGGTGTAAGCAATGCCTTGGGAACGATTGAACAGACTGGTCACCGGGAAGCCATCCGGGCCGAACAAATGGCAACCCCCCATCATGTCCAGCTTCGTTTCGTATGGCAGGTGACGCATCACCCGGTACCACTCAGCCTGGAACCCGGCATCCTCGTTCAGCAGGATCTGCACGCCGATGTGCAGCTTGCAGTAGCGCCGGGCTTCAGCCTCATCGCCGATCTGGGTCATTTCCGCGATGCGCTTGTACATCGCGAACCACAGCCGGTTTTGGTCGAGCGTGCGGTCTTTGCCCGGTCGCAGCGACACGACGACGAACCTCTTGTCGCGGAACATGGTGCTGAGCGCGGTAATGGCCTCGGAGAGTTTGGCCTGGCAGTTCACTGAGATTTTGTCAGCCATGCGTGGCCACCTTGTTCGGCAGTGCGCTGATCAGCTCGCCGAGTTGCTGTGTCAGCCGTTCGTTCTCTGCCAGCAGCTCAAGCGCCACCTCCTCCACGGTCTTTTCCCCGAGGAAGTCCTGCAGCGCCTCAGTGTTGCGCTTCCAGTCTGCGCAGTCGGTGCGGTACGACGCAGCCTCGGCCCACAGCAGCTTCTGGAGTTTTTGTTTGTCGATGGTCATTGAGCCGCACTCCTTGCTTCCAATTGTTCGGCCTGCTGAATGAGCAGCGCCCGGCGATCCGCCAGCTCATTGGCTGCCTGAATTCGAATTTCTGTTTTTTCCTCTGCCGATGCTTGGCGCATGGCGAGCATCGAATCCTTCACCGCGGCGAGCTTCTCGCGCAGCTTTGGCGAAGGCCGCGCAACCTCACCGGTGAGCAGCGCTACGACGGCCCGACCGTCTTCAGTGACCGGCACGACACTCAAGTCGGCCAGGTACTGCAGAGCGCGCTCCTGAGGGATTCGCTGCATCTGCACGGCCTTGGTGATCGCCTGTGTGCGGCGGTTGGCGTCGAAGCCGACCGACACATGCCAGTTCACTTCCTTGCTGTCTTCCCGGGCCTGTCCGACCAGACGCTCGTAAGCACTGTTGAACGCCATGCGCGCGCCGACCTTGTCGCCGGCGTCGAGGACAGGTTTCGCGGCTGCCAGCGCGAGCTGAATTTCGTCCGTCAGCACCACGGTTTCAAACTCGTCATTTGTGGTCATGGCGATTGCCCAAGCCTCGTCCTTGCCCGGCCGGCCGTCAGCAATCTGAACGCGCTGAAGAATGTCAGCCATTGCCAACTTGCCCTTCACCTCAAAGCGGCAAGCCTTCAGTGCGGCTTTCACCACCGGTATTGGGTAAGCGCAGAGGTCTTCGGCCATGATCGCCGCAGTGCCTGGATTCATTTCCTGACCCATGGCCTCGGCGGTGGCGCAGATCGCTGCAGCGAGCCCGGCAACCTGCTGATCGTTCATTTCAAAGGTACTCATTGCGCTCTCCCGCTTGGCGCTTGGCCAAGACCATTTGCGCGGCCTGCTCGGCGGCGGAGACGTTCGCCTCGGTGCGCTCCATCTGGCGGGCAGTTGTCCCGTTGATGCGCTGACCGGTCACCCACTGGGTGTGATAGCTCTCGGCGTTGGCCAGCAATTCGTTGAGGCTGTGGCACTTACGCAGCACCGCGGCATCGCTGGTTTTCAGGAAGTGAGCCGCGACGTGGTGGGCGACATCGGCGCCTAGGCGGTCGACCAGTTGTCCAAGCTGGCCACCGACCTTGGCGTTCCACACAGGCCAGGTGCTGTAGCGCTTGCGGTAAGCCATGGCATAGTTCGCCCAAACCTTGAAGGTTTTGCAGGACTGGTCTTTTGGGCCCGGCATGTCAGCGGGAATCTCGACCCGTGGCGCATCGGTGCGATCAACCACAAGAACCAGATTGCGGGCCGGCTTGTCCGGGCTGCCTTGCAAGTCCTGACTGGTATCCTGATTGGTACCCTGATGATTGGTATCCTGATTTGTCGGAGATTTTTCCGACCCTTGCTCGGATTTTTCTCCGACCTTGTTCGGATTTTTCTCCGAGGTAGATCGGATTTTTTTCCGACCTTCGTTCTTTGGTGGGGTCGGATATTTTTCCGACCCGTCGAGCTTCTGGTT